TTTTCGAATCCACAGTTCCATACGAACACTTTATTTGTTTGTAACCTTTGATTACGCAACTTTTTCCTTTTTTCATTTACAATTTTTTCATATCTTCGTTTATTTATACATTAATAATAACACACAAAAATATAGTTGTCAAAAAAATGTTAATTATCCCTGTCAGAAATAACGAGGTGGAAAAAGCTTTAAAAATTTTTAAACAAAAAGTAGTTAAAACTCAACTTGTAAAAAAATTACAGGAGGGAAAATACTACAAAAAAAAATCTGACACAAAACGTCAGATTTTAAAAAATGCAATTTATAAAAATTTAAAAAATACTGAATTATAAATTTTGAGTTAAGCTCAATAACTTAATATATTCTTTTTTAGATGGTTTAGAGTTTGTAACTCTTTCTTTTGTTTCAACTAAAACATTTTTAAGTTCTTCATCAGATTCTGAAATTAATATGTCAATTTTTTGAACCGCATTTTCTTTTAATTCGTCAAATTTACTTTTTAAATTTTCTTCTTTTGAAGTTAAAATTTCTTTAATTGAATTTCTTTCCGATTCAGTTAAATTTTCTAAATATTTTTCAGCAGTTTTATTAGCAACTTTTAACATTGAACTAATTGGAACTTTGGGTGTTTTATTTTCAACAATTGGTTTAGTTTTAGTTAAACTTTCAACAATTTTCTTTTTGGCAATTGATTTTTTTTCAGGTTTTATCAAATCACCATACAATAAATCATCAATAGTTTCGTATTTGTTTTCTAAAACAATATCTTTTGTCCAACTTTTAATAAATTTATTTGTTGATTCTGAAAGATTTAGATTTTTAAATTCTGAAACCATATCCTCAACCAAGTAATTGGAAGTTTCTTTATCTAAACCTTTGTTTTCATTTAGGTTGTCATAAATTGACATCATTTTAACAAAATCTTTATTTTTCAATAATTTTTTGTTAAAAAGATACATATCAGTTTTAAGAGCATCATTTTTGAATGACTCTACCAACTTATTTTCTACTAGTGTTTTAATTATTCCGAATCTCATTTTATAATAATTTAATTATAAATATCAATCCTTTAATAGTTTATCCAACTGATTTCCAATTTCACCCAATGATTCTTGAACTCTACCTAAATCAATCAGTTCATCTTCATTTAACATTCCACTATTTTCTAATAAAATATTAAGACCTGAATTACGTTTTTCTACATTTTCAGGAACTGTACCTGCTCCTTCTGCCGATGGTGGGGCAGGACTTTCAGATGGTGGTGCAGGACTTTCGGAACCACCTCCAAATCCTTCCATTCCTCCTAATCCTGATTCAGGTGGAGCACCTCCACCTTCTGATGGAGTACCCGCTGGTTCACCTTCTTTTTTACCATATAATTTATCTAAATTATCAAATAAACCTGTGTGAGTAATAACTTCGGCAGTTTTCTTAAGTTCTTCACCAACAGCTCTTTCAATACGTTGTTGTTGTAAATCAAGTTTAATTTCTTCATCTGAAAATCCAAGAATATGTTTCTTAGCCCATGACATAGACACTGGTGCAATACCACTACCAGGGTCGGCAACTAAATCCTTATATAATAAAACTTTTTCTTTCCATACATCAATCTTCATTAAATCAGCTTGAGTTGATGGGTTTGTCAAACTTAATGTAAAGTTTGATATTTCATCTTCAAAACCTAAAATGAATAAATGTATGATTGCAATTTTATTTAATTCAGAAATCATATTTTTCTGAATTCTGTTAATAGTTCTTGCAAAACGAATATCTTGTAATGATAAGTTTTTACCATCACCAACAGTTTCTTCAAAACCTAAAAATGCTTTAGGAACACGAAGAGCCGTTAACAATTTCTTTTGGATATACTCAATATCGGCAATCTCTGATAAGTTCGCAGCTCCTGGTAATGTCTCAATAGGCATTGTTTGTGTAGTATCTCTAACAGGAACAAAATAATCTTGGTCAACTGCCATCTGATTAAATCTCATATCAACATTACCCGTTTTTTGGTCAACTGTTTGACTTCTCTTAAACTTATTAGCAAATCTTTGGATATACGGTTCAACATCGGCGTCATCCATGTTACCAACAAATACTTTGAATACACGTCTTTCAGGTGCTCTTGATGTTCTATAAATTAACATAGCGTCTTCAGATAACAATAATTGTTTCCAAATACGACGAGCCTTCTCCAACATAGCGGTACCATAAGGTAATCTTCTATCATCACCTAATAATCTAAAGTGAGCGATTTCCCAAGTATTAAATTCTAAATCTTTTTGTTTCCATTTAAACTTTAAATGTTTTTTTTCGGGATTAGTAGTTGAATCTGTTGAATGTGAACCCATACTGGCTTCCAATCTTTCAATTTCAATAATTGGTAGTTGCATACATCCAACAACACCTTTTTCAGGGTCTAATTTTATGTAAACAAAATTATCACCATACTTACATGTGTTTCTTGTCCACATTGGTAAGTTAGTATTAATATCTAAAGCATTATTAAACAAATCACCTAAAATTGATTTAATTCTTGATGATTCAGAATAGATTTGTAACATATAACCATCCTGATTGATGGTTGTTGATTCTTCAGCATAAATGTCTAAAGCAGCACCAATTTCAGGAGTAAATTCCATTGACTCATAGTCATAGAATGATGATAATCTGGTTGGTTCATAAAAAACCGCTTGTGTGTATAGATTATTTTCAATTCTACCCCATTGGTTTGCTAAATAATATGTTTGTTGTGCCTGAAGTTTTTCTCTTTCATACTCAGACTTAGAGGTTGTTTTTAATAATTCACTCTTATCATATTTGTACGTAGGATAATCCTGACCCAAAAGAGAATTGGGTCCAAATGTTTGGGATAACCGTTGCCATACCGTTAGTTTATTTTCACTCATACTAAAATATAAATACTTTTAAATTAAATTAAAGTTTAATCAAAATATGATACATAGGTTATGGAGTTGTCGGAGGATTTTCCGATGAAGAAATAGTACCAGTAGTTTCATTTGGTTTAATTTGTATTTTATCACCATTTTGTATGATTGCAGTTAAAATACCAAGACCTGGAACAATCATTCTTGTACCAGCATTATATGTATTAGATTTTTGCCTTTTTAAAAAACCCATAATTTTATCTTCTTCCTCCGAATAACCATAAATAGTTTTCGTAGTCGCTTTTTGTAGCTTCTCGTTTAAAGTTTTCCTGATGTTGTGGGATAACCGGTTCCATAAATTGTTTTCTGTTATACTCATTTGTATTAACAGTCCACGAATCAATCATCGCTTTTGTCTGATTTGTAACCTTATTAAGTGATGTAAATGATGATTCACCGACATAAAGAGCCATTGCCACAGACATAATCAAGTCATCATGTTGTCCCTTTTGGTGGTCAGGTCTCCCATTCATATAAATGAATGTATTCATTTCGTTTAATAACCTACTTGAATTTATTCTAAATCCATGCCTTAAATATTCTTCAAACGTCGCAATAATTTGAACTCTTTTAGCGTTAAAATTAATTCCTGGTATTTTTTCTGTGGCCTTTGGGTCATATTTCCATTTATTTGAAACGTCAACACCATCAACATACATATTTCTATAACCCAACTCTCTTAATCTTAAAGATGTTGTAACACCCATACCGCCTGTAATATCAATAACAATAAATGCGTTATACATATTACCCCACTTATAACATATTTCAGCCAAAGTGTCAGGAGGAAGTTTACCAACATATTCTGCCACTTGCTCTCTCGTATCAAAATCCACAATTTGGAATGTTGAGAAATCCTCACTATCTCCACGAGATACGTCAACACCCATGATATATTTTTTACCCATCTCAGGTTCTTTCCAAATCCAAAGTCCACCACCCATCATTTTTGTAGGAGGTTCCTTAACCATATTAACTCTTAAATTTTCCAATAAATCAGAATCAAATACGTTATCACCCGAACCAAGAAACGCACATTCCAATTCCTGATTAACCTTACGTTTATCGTATTTAAGTTTCTTAACCATTGACTCATACCAAGAAGAACTTGGTTTATATCCCTGAGCAATTAGTTGTCTTATATCATCAAAGTTTTTTTCTTTATTGTTATAGTCAATAATTTCAACATTTGGATAGTCATTACGATTTAAATAATAATGAATAATATCTTTTACATTGATTAATGATAAATCTTTAGCGTATCTTGGGTCTTTCCACCAAACCATTTCGGAAACTTTAAATTCATTCATTCCCTTTAGTGCTTGGTCGTAAATTTCATAGTAAATTGCATCATATCCATTTGGTGTTGATACAACTATTACCTTACCACCTGTGGATAAGGACGCCATACAAGCCGCCCAAAAATCACCATCTGCTTCAATGTATGCGGCTTCGTCAAATATTAATATTGTTGGTGTGTAACCACGAAGAGCATCCTTAGATGTTGCAACCGCTTTAACTTCACATCCGTTTGTTAATTTAAAATGTCTTTGTGAGTTTTTTTCAGATGAAAATCCAACACCAACCCAGCTAGGCCACTGGTCAGTAAATCCTCTAATCTTATTTGCTACCTCAACCGCAGTATCCAACTTATTCGCAATAATCAAAACTTTTTCAGGACTATTCTTTTTAGCAAAAACAAGTTTTTTTGATGACCATGCGGCAGTTACTGTAGATACACCAGCTTGTCTGTACTTTAATGCGATATTTTCATTGTAATTTTCGTAATCCTCAACTAAACTAACTTGGTCAGGGAATAACTCTAACGGGACATACTTTGAAACAGTGTTGTCATATGTCTGTAAATAAGTTTTAAGGGCGTATGGTGTTGATTTCATACACTTGGCATACTCCATTAAAACGGCTTCTTTAGATAAACTCATATACTATAAATATAAAATTTATATTAAAATAG